AATTCAACTTGAGGAATTACTCCCATTACAAAATTAACTCCCTTCTGTGTAATTCTGTAAATATTGCGAACTCCTTTGTCTCTGATGATAAGAATATATCCTTCATTCTCAAGATACTTTATACGTCCATACACACGTTTTCCCTGTTTGAATGAGGTAACATCAAGGAAACACCTGTTTAAGTCCATTGTGGAGTAAAAGATTGATTTGAGAATAATAAAATGTTTTGCAGTCATAGTTCTATTTTTTATTTAATTTATGTTTTTTTACAAATTGGTCGTGTACCGATACACCCTTTGAGAAATCATAACCCAACTTCTCAAGGAATATTTGGGTATTGATGAAGTCCTGTTCCTTCAATGGGTTTAACTTCAGGTATGACATTTCGTCATCATCATCAATTTCTTTTCTTGTGTAATGAATCTTACACTTGGTATCAATCTTCCACATTCCCTCTTTGGATTTGTAGAATTCATTTTCGGGTTTATATTCTCCACATATTCTACAAAAATATTGGAACCCGTTATCCCCAAGTATTCTTCTTGAGAGATATTGTTCAAATTGTTTTTTCATCATTCTATAATAAATATACGAAATAGTTGATTATTTATCAATACTTTAATATATTTAATGATTATGAAGATATTAGAAAAAAAATCAGTCCTGTTGAATGATGAGTTACACCACACATTCAAAAAGTTTTGTGTTGAAAACAATTTGGTTATGAATAAAACCATTGAAACTTTAATGAAAAGTTTCCTAAAAGAAAAAGGTGTCAACACTGACACCCTTAGAAAGTAATTTTCAATAATGTCAAATCAGATATTAGAAAAGTTTGTAGTTCAAATGGAATGGACAGAAAGTTGGGATGAATTATCCAATGAAGAAATGGGTATTCTCTTTAGAAATTTTATTAAATATACAAAAGGTCTTGAAATTGATAGAAGTAACCGAACAGTAAATGTTGCTTGGGATTCTGTTAAAAAACAAATTGATAGAATGACTGAAAAATACCTAAAGGATGTTGAAACAGGTAAAAGAGGGGGTGCTCCAAAGGGAAATAAGAACGCATCAAAACAACCCAAAAACAACCCTCAAACAACGGAAGAACAACCGTTAAACAACCCTGAAACAACCTATAAATATAAATATAACTATAACTATAAAGATAACTATAAAGAAAAAGATAAAGAAAATGACTTAGTTATAGATAAAGAACTAAATAAAGAAGTTATAGGAAAAAATTTTGATGAGAAAATGTATTATGAAAAAAACAAAGCAACAATACACTTCTTGATGGACAACTATCAATTGGATTTGGATGCTGCGATTGAATTACAAATTCAAAATGAAGAAGTTGAAAAAGTGATGAGTAAGATTTTCAACTGAAAATAATTGGTTATACTTATTGAAGGTAATAGTCGTTCTAAGTTCTAATTATTTTTTTTCATTCAGTCATTATTCTATACTGCTGATTATTACCTTCTAAAAATTCCCATTTTTAGTCCCCACTATTTTCACGGTAGTGGGGTTTTTTTTGTTCTCAACTGATTAAAATCAATTATATTTATTAAATATGGATTTGAGAGTAATTTCAAAAGGATATTTCAAGTTAACAGAAGATGAAAAGACAGTTGTGTGTGAACAAGTTCTCAGACACTTTTTGAATGAGATGTTAATATCAGAAGGAAACCTATTTGAATTAAGGGATATTTTTCACAAAATAAAACAAACTTCAATAGAGAGAGATGAATATGAGATTACAGAAATCATATCACAAATCATTGAAGCATTAGAAGAATTAAATTTAGAACTATAAGTTATGGCAGGATGTAATTGCAAAAGAGGAAAGGGAACTCTTAATAACGTAAACAACCCTGATTATATCCAAATAGCACAGGAAGTGTTTAACCGTGTTATTTCAGGAAAAGAGATACAAGACCTCAATGACTTGGATAAAGTTGAAATTATGGGTGTTTATGCGAGTTTATACCCCAATTCAAATGGAAGTCCGAGTATTGAAAGTGCAATAGAGCACATTAAAGTTGGAATTGAAATGTTTAATACAAAATATGGAAGAAGATAATAAACCAAGACGAGGTGTAGGAAGACCAAGATTGGAACTGACAATGCCCACAGAGTGGGAAAAGATTATTATTGATGCTGGTAAAGAGGGAAAACACATAACAGATTTCCTACTTACATTGGGTATAAGTTGGGAAGGACATCACTCATTGATGAAAAGAAGTAAGAAGTATTCTGAAGCCGTTCATCAATACGAGAGGTTCTGTGAACAATGGTGGTTTGAGAAAGCAAGAATATCAATGGAAGAATCTGAAGGTGCTGGGTTTAACTCAAAACTTTGGTCCCTGATTATGAGAAACAAATTTAGTTCAAGATGGAGTGAAGCATCAAAAGTGGACGTTACAACAAATGGGGAGAAAATAGAAAACAACAGTATTCAAATTGAGATAATAAGACCCAATAAGAATAGTGATGAAAATCCAAGCGACCCAAGTATTTGAGCAGATTGAACAGGCGGTTAAAGATGAGAAAAGATATATCTTCTTAAGGGGTTCATCTCGTTCATCAAAAACAATATCCGCTGTTCAATGGGTAATTCTTCAAGCACTTGTAACAAAGGGTTTGATTGTAACGATTGCTCGTGCTACTCAAGTATCAATAAAGGGAACCATATTGGAGGATTTCAAGTTCGTTATGAATCAACTTGGGATGTTTGATGAAAAGTTATTAAACAAACAAGAATTGGTCTATAAATTCCCAAATGGGTCAGTGGTCCGCTTCATAGGTTTGGATGACTCTACGGGGAAATTAAAGGGGTTTAAGAGTAATCTGATTCTCGTTGATGAGATTAACACGATTGACAGAAACGCATTTATCCAATTAGATATCAGATGTAGTATGTATATTCTCGCATTATACAATCCTGAAATCCCAATTGACTGGTGGGGATTGGAATACGAACAAAAAGAAAATGGAGTTATGTTCCATTCAACGTACAAGATGAATCCATTCTTGGATGAACCAACGATTAGAGCAATTCAAGAATTGATTGATACAGACCCTGACATGGCAAAGATTTATGCTGAAGGGTTAATTGTTGAACCAAGAGAAAAGGTGTTTATTCAACCGGACTTATACACAGATTTACCACAAGGAATCAAAGAGAGATATTATGGATTGGACTTTGGATTTTCAAATGATGAGTGTGCGGTGGTTGAGGTATGGGTTCAAGGTAAGAACTTATATGTAAAACAGGTTCTGTATGAACTTGGATTGACCAATGATGACCTTGCGTATAGATTAAAAGAGATTGGAATTGACAGGAGTGTAAATGTGGTTGCAGATTCAGCGGAACCCAAATCAATTGAAGAATTGAGAAGATTGGGACTCAATATCAGACCTGTCAATAAGTCATCCATTTTATATGGGATACAGAAATTAAAACAATTCAAAATTTATATCCATAAAGAATCTGTGGATTTAATATCAGAGTTTTCAAACTATCGTTTCAAAAAAGATAGGATTGGACAAATAACAAATAACACAACAGGAAAAGACCACTTACTGGATTCACTCAAGTATGTGGTGATTCAATTCTTGGACAAACCAAAATCAAAAGTAACCGTAATATGATAGAAATACAATTAGGAGAAGAAGTTATTGAACTCAAAGAAGACATCACAATTGGGATGTATCAGAAGATAAAATCAGGTGGAGAGGAACTTACAAAGAATCCAGCAAAACTCTTATCAATATACCTGAATAAACCCCTTGCATTATTGAAGGATGCATCAAAGGAAGATGTTCAGTTTGTTGAACAATATCTCTCAAGTATTTTAGCGGTAACAGAGGTTAGTGATGAATTGCACAATTATTTCACATTGGATGGTGTGACTTATGGTTTGGAGAATGATTGGACCAAATTACAATGGGGAGCATGGGTTGACCTTGAGGTTTATTCATCAGGTGATGTGGATGAAAATATTCACAAAATTATGTCCATTCTATATCGTCCAATTTTGGAATGGAAGAATAACAAATATATTATCGCTCCATACAAGTCAGATGAGATTGAAGATAGAGCAGAATTATTCAGGGAAAAACTCCCTGTGAAGTATTGGTGGGGTGCTGCCAATTTTTTTTTTCTAATAAGCGTAATGTTTATGAGAGATATGCAGAATTCTTTGAATACGAAAATCAAGATAAACAATTGGATAGTGAAGGGGTGGGAGACACTTCCAAAGTTTCTGCAACGGAGAATACCATTAGATTCTATTTTGCTCTCACATATAACCTCGCAAAAGAAGACGTTACAAAAATTCAACAAATAGATGAATTGTCCCTGTATTTATGTTTGAATATTTGCGCATTAGTTAAAGAGAGATATCTCAAAGAAAAACAAGAATTAGATAAATTGAAAAAACAAATTAAATCATAATGGAAGAGTATGTTTCATATCACAAAATAATCCAACTGATTGAGGATTACCAAATATCTCAAGAAGGAATTGGACTAAACTCATTTGGACATGGAAACATTGTTGAATTTGGTGCATCCCCATCAGGTAATACTCCAACATATCCATTTCTTTTTGCTACACCAATATCAGTTTCTTATGATGAGAACATTACAACATGGACCATCCAATTGATATTTGCTGACAGAATCAATGATGACTTATCAAATGAGATTGATGTAATCTCTGATATGTCCATTCAAGCGAAACGATTCATGTCGTACATCAAACGAGGGTTTAATCAAACCCCTGATTTGTATAACAGATTGGACTGTAATTTACCCGTTACAGCACAACCCATAATGGAAAGATTTAATGACTTCATTGGGGGTGTAGCATTGGATATTGAGATTATTGTATTTGAGGATATCAACGCATGTGATTACTACGCACCACTTCCAAGTCCAACTCCAAGTAACACGGCATCACCAACCCCAACAATAACTCCAACAATAACTCCATCTATTACCCCTACCAATACTACCACACCTACTACCACTCCTACAAATACACCTACGCCAACCAGAGTTTTTTATTATTACAATATTTTACCTTGTCTTGGTGGAGTGGGAACATATAATAAGATTAGGTCAAACGACCCATTAACTATTGGTAGTTCTGTAAATCTTAGTCCTTTTGACCCAACTTGTTATGAGGTAGTATCTGTATCGGACTCCTCTGGATTTTGGGTCTCTAATTTTAATCCATTTCCTAATTGTGCCAGTTGTTAAAATATAGATTATGAAAGACCTGTTCACCGATTTACCCGCAATGTTGAAGAAGGAGTTGCAAGAACAACTCAAGGTTAAGCGTATTCCAAGAACCTATGGTGGTAGAAAAAAACCTCAGGGTAAAAGTAGTCAATACACTTATCCAGCAACTCCACCAATTGCATCAGGAAATCTATACAACAACATTGACGCATTTTTGGATACAAATCCCGCAGGTGAACCTGTAATGATTGTGGAGATGCCAGACTATTGGTTATGGGTAAATGATGGACGTAGACCAGGTAGATATCCTCCAATGGGAGCGATTGACAGATGGTCAGTTCAAAAAGGATTATCAGGTGTTAGAGATGAGAAGGGTAGATTCATTCCAAGAAAAACTTTGAATTTCTTGAGAGCAAGGTCCATAGCAATGTATGGATACAAAGGAACAAACTTCGTGGATAAAGCAATCCAAAAACTCCTACAAAATGTGGAGACAGAATTTGGAGATGCAGCGAAACAATATGTTGAGGATATTCTCAACGAACAGATAAAATTATACACACAAGGAATAGCAATTAATGTTCAACTATAATGGCGATTAACATTTCATACCAACCACCAGCATTTCAACCTGTTTTAGCCAATGGGTTGTTCTATACAATATCAGGTGATACAACAAACAAATTCAAATTCAGATACACTTATGACATTTATGTTGAGGGTCAGAATATATTTCAAGGAAAAGCAACACCCAATCCTTATGGACTTGGGGTTATTGATGTATCAAGAATATTAAAAACTTATGTTGCAAATAATCCAATATCACTTTGGAATAATACACCAATATACACACACCAAACATTCCCATTCTCAAGACCATATCAAGATGAGACAGTTTATTATCAGACCTATTTTGGGTATGAGTATGCTGATTCAGAATTATCTCCTGTAACAGGATTTACAGGATTGGGATTGTCAGCAGATACACAAGGAAATCCATCTGTTCCATCATCAATTGCAAAGGTGTTCCAATCAACAATGGGTGTTAATGGTAGAGCAACACAACAGAACTTTAACATGGACCCATTTGTATTGAGTGGAAGTCCTGTTGGAACAAACCCTTCAACTTCAGGTTTATTCCTGACAAACTCACCGAGAACAAGAAATATTCAGGATTCAGAGTGGTACACCCTCGCATTTACCAATTATTATTTAACACAATCTGTTTTATCAGAACCATATTATGTGGAATACAAAATGTATGATGACCAAGGCGTATTCTTATCCGCTGTAACGATAGATAACCTTACAATCAATGGTGGAGGTCCAAGA